CAAATCCATCTCGTCGTCGTGCTTCTTGATCTCGAGCTGCGCCTTGAGGACCGCGATCTCCGTGTCCTTCTTGATCTTCTCCGCCTCGACCTGGGCAAGAAGCTGCGCCGGATCCTGCTGCTGGCCCTGCGGCTGCGCCATCTGCTGCTCGGCCTCGGGCGTGATCTCCGAGAAATAGCGCGAAGCGTCCTTTAGCCCCGAAAGCTCGAGGATCTGCGCCATCGTGTTGCGAAGCTGCTTGATCGACACGATCGGGTTCGACGGTCCCAGCGTCTGCAGGATTTCCTTCTGCTGGGCGACGACCGTCGTCAGCAAGCCCACGCGCTGCTCGATCGAGCCGGTGCCGAGGCCGACGTTGACGACGACATCCATGTCGGCATCCCACGACCGCGGGTCGATCGGCACCCACTCGTTGCGAAGCCGCACCATGCGGGGGCGGTCCTGGTGCTTTATGACCTCCTTCAAGAGGCCCCGGAACAGCCGGCGGATGCCCGTCTCGGCGAAGATGCGCGCCACCATTTCGAGGCGTTCCTGCGCGGCCGACATCGTCGCCGTCACTGCCGCCTTGGTGGTCGATTGCAGCACGTCGGCGTCAAGGCCCTGAGACGCCTTTGACATGCCAGTCCGCGAGGCCCTGACATCGTCCAGATAGGCGATGATCGGCATCGCCTGCTGGCCGACAAAAGTGTTGCCCAACTCCTGGATCATGCCCGGCTGCGTGGCGCGGATGATGCCGCCCGTCTCGACGTTCAGCACGTCGTCCATGTTGACGGCGCCCTCGACGACGACCGTGCGGGGGTGGATCACCTGGGCGAGGCTGTCGAGCGTGTTGCGGACGACGTTGGACTTGATCAGCTGCAGATCCATGACCTGGTCGGCAATGCTCGACCCGATCACCATGTGTGGCTCGGGGTCGGGGCAGATCACCGCCATCTGCACCTCGTCCACGACCTCGTCGTGAAGGATGTAGGACGCCTCACCGATCGTGCAGACGCGGCGCAGTTCCGCCACGCCGTCGCCGTCGCGGTCGATGCGGATGTAGCTCTCGACGTATTCGTAACGCCGCATCGAGGGGTCGGCAGAGGTGTCATTCGCGCCGCCCATCCAGTCGCGGAGTGCCGGGTTGCGGGTCTGCGCCTCGAGGTTCAGCTCGAAGGACGACGACGAGTTCCCGTGCTCCTCGATCTCCTCGCGCGAATAGCCCATCTCGACCAACTCGGAGAGAGTCTTGAGGCTGCGGTGGCCGACATAGTCGGCATTGTCGAGGTCACGCGCGTTGCGCGCGATCAGGAACTCTTCCGGCGGCACGCACTGCACCACCTGGCGGCGGTCCTCGGTGCGTCGGCGGATTTCCACGTCAAAAAGAGGCGAGGGGAGCCCCGTCATGGGGTCGGGCTCACCCTCGCCAGTTTGCTGCACCACCAGCAACTCGATCGAACCATCTTCCTGCAGCAGCTGAAGCTGCGACTGGTCGATGCCGGAATATTTCTCCTCGCGGACGCTGACCTTCGTCTCGGTGTACCACTTGAAGACGCCGATCTTCGTCAGGAGCGCATTCTTGAACGCCGAATGCAGGATCGTGAAGCCGGGATTGTCCACGTTGAAGACGTAGCTCACATAGTCGGTGGCCTGCTCGGCCATCGCCACGTCCTCCGCACGCCGCGGCGCGAACTCGACCGGCTTCTCCGACGCCGTGAACACCCGCAACAGGCTCGGCATCATGGCGAGGATGGTGTCGCGCACCTCGGTCATCACGACCTGGGAACGGCCCTCCTCCTCGTTGCCGAACGGATCGGCCCGGTAATACTTGATCGCCTTCTCGCGGTCAGGCGCAACCTCGTCGTCGATGTAATCGGCCGCGTCCTTGATCGCCGCCTTCACCGCGCCTTGATATTCTTCCTCGGACATGGCCTCGGGCGCTTCGGGGCTCTCTTCAAGACCCATAGCCTCGAGCGTTTCATCCAGGCCGTCATCCATCAAAGAAGCCCCTGCACGGGCGGCACGCCGCCATGCTTACCCTGCGCGTTGTACCAATCGACCCACCAGGCCGGCAGATTGCCGAAATTGGGCGTGCCTGAGCCGCCACCACCTGACCCGCCACCAGATCCGCCGCCCGGCAGACCCGTGAGCGGGTTACGGCCCGCGCGGAGGTTCCGCATGAACGTGTCCTCGTAGATCGAGCGCGTGCCCCTCGAGGTCTGGACGGGTATGCCGAAGGCATAAAAGACGTTCGCCAAGTCTGCGCTGGGGCCGCCGAATGTTGAAAGGGCTTGAGAGATGTATGACATCGGTCAGCGCCTCACCAGCCGCCGCCAGCGCCGCCACCGAAGCCGCCGCCAGATCTCCCGGTGCCGCCGCGGTAGTCACCGCTCGGGCGCGTCGAAATACTATTCAAGGCGGTAACGCCTCGCCCCCCTAGGAATGTCGCGTCAATCCCCGGCTGTTGATAAAACCGACCACCAACACCGTGCGAGGCCCGCGCCGTTGGGTTGTACATATAATTTCCGTATGACCACCCCTTCGGATACACATAGTTGTAGTCAAACGACAAGTTCGGCGGGATGCCATCGCCAGTCGGGATGCCGGGCACGGCATTGATCGGCGCGTCTTGATCCAGAAGGCCGCCCGGTCCCGCCGCCGGCCGCGGCCGCGCACGCTCCGCCAGGAGGCGGGCAAGGGCAAACGCCCTCATGCCGCTGCCCGCATTCACGCCCAGGCCGCCCGGCGCCCCCGGCCCGCCCGAGAACATCGGCGCACCCGAGAGGGTGCGGAAATTGCTGTAGGTGCCCATCGACGGCCCCATCCCGGCGCCCGCCAGGCTGCGGGCGTCACGGGTTGCGTACCCCATCGCATTGCCACCCGCCGGGCCGAAGGCCGTGTTGCCGTGGATCGTGCTGCCGGTGGTGATCCCGAGATTGCCCCGGCCGATGCTGGTGCTGGGGCTCATGGCGCTGCCGCCACCGAAGTTGCCGCCGCCGCCACCCATGCCGCCCGCACTCGCCGTGCTGCTTCGGCTCATCGACATGCCGGGGGCCTTCATGCTGGAGTTAAAATCACCGCCTGCGGGCATCGGGCTCTCCTCGCGGATTGGATTTGTGACGCTACCCCGCGCTAACACAAATCAGCCGAAAATGCAATGTTATAACATTACGTTTGCACAGCGCGAAAAAGCACTCACACGACGCCGCGTATGCTCCGCTTCAACGGTTTGCCCGGCACCCATTTCGGACTGCGGCCGCCGACGCGGGACGCCACGGAAGCGAAGGTCAGACAGATCGCGTCAGCGAGGTCAGGTGACCGCATCCCGCGGCGCTTCATGTCGGCCTTCCCCTCGACCTTGATCTTGCCGTTCGACGTGAAGGTGTACGTCGGCGCCACCAACTCCTGCCGCAACTCATCCATCTTCGGCAGGCGGCAGGCCCTGGCATTCAGCCACTCCTTCACCGACAGCCACAACTCGTCGCGCAGTTTCGCCGCCTGCTGGTTCATGGCTGAACTCTCCGCCACGTTCACGTCCCGCACCGTGTGCCCCAGCTCCCGCAGGCGATCCGCGACACCCGAACCGAGCCCGATGCTGTCCACACAGATTTCTGCCGGCTTGTCGAGCTTCGCCTCGTTCACGATCGCACCCGTCAGCTGCATCAGGTCCAGCCCCTGCCACACCTTGAACTCCAGCACCACATTGCCTTGGCGCTTGCACAGCACTGACCTGTCATCACCAAAACGCGCCACGTCGAGGCCGTAAACGATCGGCTCCTTCACGTCGAGCGCCACATCCCGCCCCATCGCCGCGTCCACCAACTCCGCCGGGATCAAGGTGTCGTCGTCACGCAGCGCGAACTCGCCCAACACACGGATCTTGTAGGCGTTGCTGTCAGGCCCGTATGTGCTCCTGATCTGCTCCACGAAGTCCTTCGACACGCGCGGACTGTCGAGGCACGACACATGGAACGTCGTCCATTCGCTCGCCAGCTTGTGGTGGGTGTTGAAAAACATTCCGCTATTTCTTGTCGGGTTGCCGATCAGCAGCGTGCAGGCATTCTCACCCGACATCGAGCCCGCCGCACTCTCGAATACCGCCTCGGGTACAGCCGACGCCTCGTCCACGATCAGCAACACATGCTCCGAATGGATACCCGCCAACGCCTCGGGGCGATCCGCCGAACTCGTCCGCGCACTGATGAACGACGCCTCGGGCGAAGCCTTCAGCACAATCTTCTCGCTCGTCATGTCAAACAAGTCCTTGATCGGCGCCGGCAGCCTGTTGATCCAGAACTTGACCTCCGCAAACAGCGCATCGAACAGCTGGCCCGCAGTCGGCGCCGTGCAGATCGCCTTCTGCGGATACCTCGTCAGCATGTGCCAGATCAGCACCCACGCGCAGCCCGTGGACTTGCCGACACCGTGGCCCGCGCGGATCGAGATGCGCCGTTTTCCCGCCGCCACCGCACGCAACACCTTCTCCTGCCACGGGTCAGGCTCCGCGCCGAGCACGATCCGCACAAAACCCACCGGATCATCCCGATACGCCGTCACCACCGCCGCCAGCGCATTCGCAATGTCCTGGCCGAGGTCTGCCTGCGTGTTATTCATCACCCGTCTCCATCAAAACTCCCTCAACCGCCGCGCATACCACAGCAGCAACCGCCTCACCTCACGCACACCCGACCGCGCCACCATCGACCCCAGCAACAACTCCAGCGTCTTGTGATGCAAAAGCCGCTCATGCCGATCAATCGCCGACTGCGCGGCGCGGTCGAGGTCAGACATCGGTCGCCATCTCCTTCTTGATCCGCTGGACCGTCAGCTTGCCAACACCCAACTGCGCGGCGATCTTGTTCATGCCGACACCCGCCGCCAACTGCTGGCGGATCGTTGCCTCCGTCGCCGCATCCGTCTTCGGGCGCCCCAGACGCTTGCCCCGCGCACGCGCACGGTCCAATCCCGCCAACACGCGCTCGCGGATCAAATCCCGCTCAAACTCCGCCACCCCAGCTAGAACCGTGAACATCAGCTTGCCCGTTGGTGTCATCGTGTCGATCGCCTGCGCGTGGCAGTAAATCTCAACGCCACACGCCTTCAAGTGCTCCGCATTTTCATGCAAGTTCAAAACACTGCGGCCCATACGGTCCAACTTGAAAAACATCGCCACGTCGAAACGACCGCGCGTGGCATCCGCCAGCAATGCCGCAAGGCCGGGGCGCTCGTCCGCACCCTTTGCACCCGAAATGCCGGTGTCGTCGTACACAACTTCAACCCGCCAGCCGCGGGCGGCGGCGACTTGCCGAAGAACAAGCTCTTGGTTTTCGGTCGTCTGCTTGTTGGTGGACACGCGAACGTAGATGGCGGCGCGGCGCGTGTATTTTTTGGCGGGTGACGCGGGAGGGTGGTCGTCACCGGCGGCGGGGGGCGGGGCCCCAACGGGGGCCGGGGGGGTCTGAGGCGCGCTCACTGGCGCACCTCCAGCCCGCTGCCGTGGATGATGAGCTGGCCGCCGTCGAGGAACTCGACCAGCTCCCAGCCCTCGAGCCTCGGGCCGTTGATCTTGCGCCACGGGCGGATCGTGCCCGGCTCGCGCTGCCCGTAACCCTGCATGACCCAGACCTTCGTGTTGCTCTTCATGTCGACCTCCTCAGTTGGTAGGGCAGAAATAGGATGTTTTTTGCCCTATGTCAACAAGGAAAACGCAAGACTGATATTGTTCACGTTTCTCGCTCATCTTTCGAGGGGATTTCTGCCCCACCCTCCTCCACCCTCGCCTCGATCGTCTTCATGGCCGCCTCGCGCTTCTGCTGCAGCTCAACGAGAACCTGGAGGTGCGCTTGCTGCACGGAGGTCGTCGTGATGTTGCTGTCCACCTGTTGCGTCGGCTTGCCGTAAAGGCGCGACAGCACCGTCTCCGACGCCATCAGGGCGATGCGCTCGTCGGGGCTGTCCACCAGCTGCACCAGCCGCTGCGCGGCGCGCAGGCTGCCGCCCTCG